TCTTCTAAAATTACATAATAGTTATTATTTTCATCATTTATGAGTTGTTTCCATAAAGCCATATGACTTAATGTACATCCGATTATTCCTTTTCTGTTTTTAAAATTATTGTCATTAAACAATTCTTGCAATTCTTTTGTTTCCTTTAATTCTAATCCATCAACCGCTTCAAAAAATTCATAGTTTTCAATATTTTCACGTTGCAATTGTCTCAACATTGCTTGTCTACGGTCTTCATTTCGTTTTAAATTGACTATTTTAATAATTTTATTTATTTTCTCATTATTTTGGTATACGTTTAAATTACAATTAATCAATGTCAACCAAATATTTTTTCTATTTTCCCAACTACATGAAAGAGCATATGATTTGCCTCTTTTTTTAATATCTTGTTTTTGTTTCATAGATAAATTGACAATTGTATTTATTTCATCTCCGCTTTTAACTGGTATTCCATAGTCTCCTAATGTGTCTATTAATCCAGCTAAAGGATAGTATATACAAATGACTTCAGACATTAACATTTCCATAGCTGTTATACAAGATGTTTCGTTGAAATTAGTAGGATATAACCAGTATTCTGCCGTAGACATTAACTCATATAATTTTTCTTTATTTAATTTCCCTAAATGTTTTACATTGCTGTAAGATTTAATAATTTCATTTAATTTATTTTCATAATCGTTGTGTGGAAAATGATTATAAGAACAAATAAATAATTCTGCATCAGGTAAATGTTCTACAATACTTGGCCACAATTCTAATAATTTATCCAAGCCTCTTTCGCTGCAAGAAGTATATATAAAACGATTTGTTATTTTTATTTGTTTATAAGTAAAATTATCAATTTCAATCCCATTATTAATTACGTAAAATTTATCCTTTAATTCGGGATAGTAATTAGAAAACAAATTCTTATGCCAATTTGTCTGACAAATACAACCTTTTATTTTTTTGTCCCATTTTTTGAGAATAGTATTAGTCTCCACATTACAACCATAATTGAACAAAATAATGTCGTGACCCCAAATAAACGATTGATAAAAAGATATTTGTGGATACATCTCATAAAAACTGATATATCTTGAAACTATAATTGTGTGAAAAGGAGTTGTTTGAGCAATACTTTTTATAGTATCCAAATTGATGTATCGAATATTTTTATTTTCTACTATTTCTTCTCCAACAGAGCCGCATATAAAGATTTCAAATACAGAAGAAAGTTGATTGGCTAAATTTATGACGGCGGTTTCAGACCCTCCTAATGCATTATTAATTCCGTAAGTATGATTCCAAGGAGAATTTGAAAATCCAGTATATATTAAAACTTTATTGCTTTTTTTGCATTCTTCTTCCGTAAAAATAGAGTTATTAAGGTCAATTGATGGACTTAAACTTATTTTTACACCGTATTTTTCAAAATTTTTCATAAAATCGTATTTATTTAAATCAAAATTGTTGCTTTGTAAAAAATTAATATAAGACTGAAAAAGAGAAACAAAATTATTATTATATTTCAAACAAATTTCAATAAAAAATTGTAAATTATATAACACGTTTCCGATAAAAAAATCTGGATGAAAAATTGGACATTTTTTAATAAAAATAATTTCATACATTTTTACAATTGTTTTATTTGCTTCCGGAATCACGTTTTTTACTTTATCGCATACTAATATCATATAATAAGGTAAAATAAAGTTGGGTTTATCCAATTCCAAAAACAATTTCCCATCTGATTTGCTTTGCAAATACTGTGTTTCATAAAAGTCTTTATTCAAAGCATAATATTGGTACGCAACTTTATGCATATCCTTTAAGCAATAATGCTTTATTAATAGTTGAATACACTCCATTCTTTCGGAATCATATTTTACAGATTCTACCAAATAATATATACCTTTTTCTTCTTCTCCTATTTTGCAATATTCATTATACAAATGATAACAAGACATGTATTTTTCTTGTTCCCAATTTCCATTCTCTAATGTAATTTTGTACCATTTAATTGCTTCGTGTGATTTGCCCGAATCTTTATAACTATTTGCACAATAAAATCCGTAACGCAAATATAACATGTCATTTGTTTTTTTAGCTTCATGATATGCTTCTTCTAATATAGTCGCGTCTTTCAAATATTTATTTGGGTCCATACTTCGATTTCCACGTCGTCCTGATACAATATAATAATTTCCTTCAAGAGTTGCTAATTTTGGATTAGGCTTAAGGCAATTGATATATTCGTGAATAACAGATTGATAATTCCATCGTATTCTATTATTAACTAACAAAATGCGTTGATATGAAATTCCTATTTCAGAACCAAAATTTAATAAATAACCGTCAATGTCAATATGCGCATTTGGCATTTGTATGTCTCCGTGTATTTCATCATCAGCGTCAAAAATAAATAATAAATCGGATTTATTGTAAGCCGCTTCTAATGCAAGAGTTCTATTGTGAGAAAAGTTTTTCCATAAGTTATGTATTAATTCTCCTTTAATATTTTTTGATTTAAAAAAATTAGTTATTATATAAGGAGTATCATCCGTCGAACCCGTATCCGATATAACCCAATAAGAAAAATTTATTTTATTACAGAGCATCTTTAATGTTTCTTCTATAATATGTGACTCATTTTTGACGATCATATTTAAACATATAGTTGGATTCATGATAATAAAATATCCTAAAATAAATATAATATTAAAACGTATTGTAATAATTATTTGCTAATATAGCACTCCATAAATCTCATGATTAATAATAGATTCAAATAGTTGAGTGTATTTTTCTTTACTTTCGGAAAATTCATTGTCTTTAATTAATTCTTGTAAATACACTTTAATTTCATGGAATTTTTTTAATTCATAACCTATATTTATTATTTCTTCATATACATATTTGCCATATGCACTACGCTGTACATAAACATATTTATTTTTTGCTTCTTCATATGAACATTGACCTGCTGTTATAAATAGTATATAAGCCATCTCAAGCAATTTGAGATTCTTACAATAAAGACCAAAGTAATAATAAGGTTCTGCACGATCACTTATGGTATTTATAGCCTTTGTGTAATAATTTGATACCTCTTTAAATTCAGATGATAAAAGTGCTAAATTAACATAAATTTCATATATTATGTTAGTATCAGTTGTTTCATTTATTAATTCTTCGCATTTTTTAAATATTTGCTTTGCCTTATTTGGATCTTTATGTTTAATGTTGCATGCATTGTTATATAGAGTATAAATGTTATTTTCATTATTTTCAGAATTAGATGTAAACTTATATACATTTTCACATATTTTAGTGTAATCTGTTATATTTGAACTTGGACTTGGACTTGGTTTTGGAGTCGGATTCAAACTTGTTGTACCAGGAATTATAAAATTCATATAATTGTATAATTCACTATATTTATATATTTATATTTATATAATTTATATTTATATAAAATTTCTGAATATATTATTCAATCAATAAATATTCTTGCAAAAGCATTACATAATGGCTGTAATCTGTAAAATAATCGTATTCATTAATAATATGGATATCATTTTCATTTAATTGAAATTTTTCTTTTAATTTTAAGACACATATGCCTCTAAAATGAATATTATAATAATAGTTGCATAAGGATAATTTATTTGCATGCTTTACTAATAAATAATAAATAACTTTCCAAACATCTCCAGTCCAATTTTCCGCGTATTTCAATATTCCATTTTCATAATAATGCTTAATTGGGATTTTTAATTGTTCGTTGTAGTTGAACGGTAAAATGTCGTCAATAAATATGAGTCCATCGTCGGCTAAACAACGAATGGAATTGTTAATGTCTTTTAAAATATATTCGGCCTGATGCATTCCATCAATAAATATGACATCATAAATGCGCTGTCTTTCAGAATTAAAAAATTGGTCCGATGTTAACGTGAAAAGTTGACCTATTCCAGGTTTAAATTTAGGATCCGGATCGACACCAGTTTTGTCTAAAAAATGAACATTATTAAAACATTCTCCGTATTCCACCCCAATTTCTAAATAAATATCGCTGGGTTTTGTTAGTTTGTTTATAATATCATATCGATTACTGAGTTTTGTATTGAATAAAGGTTTATCAATATCACAATTTATAATGACATAATTGGGCGTAGATAAATATAATAATTTGAAATATTGAATCAAATGATCTGTAGAGGTATCGGCAAGGGAATAACATTTCATCCGGTCAAATTCGTATCTGTCTAATCTGGTTTGCAAATACTCAGTTGTGCATTTATTTTCTAAAACAATAAAATCATTTCTTGGATTGCCGTATAAATCTTTTATTTTATTCATGTACAACAATAAACTGTCAAACCCAATAATGCAATACTGGGTATCATAATCGTTGTTTACAATTAAATTGCAATATTTATGTTTGTATGTGTCAGAATCTCTTTCCCAAATTTTAGAATGTTCATATTTATATATTATATCTTCATAAGCATTTTTTTCTTCCATTGTTTGGTCAATTTTGAATAAATCAAAATAAACGGGGGATATATAGTTTGGTCCAATACGGTTTATTTCAGCATTTCGAATCAGGGAAAAGTTATTATTGGATTCATTCATATACTGAATGTATCCTAATTTATGTATTTTTGCAATATTTGTTGTAACGGATGTTCTAAGAATGATTTCGTAATCGTCGCAAATGGGCAAATATTCGCAATAACTTCCCATTTCCATTAACACGTCTCTTCTCCATATTCTGGGATGATTAGGGCAACAAACCAAGTGGCTCAATGTAATATTATTTACATTTGGAGTTATATATATTAGTCTCCATTTGCCATCATATTTTTGCGAATAATATCCGCCGTAACCTTTGCAAATAAAATCTCCGTACCATTGATTTTGTCCGTTCTCATATACACAAGCACAGTCGTAATAGATAAAGCCAATAGTTCTCTCTTTTTCAAATAGGTCCGCGGATTCTTGTAAAACATAAGGCATTAATTCATCATCGTGATCCATTTCAAGAACATATTTTCCTCGACATAACCCGATTGCTTCATTTTTCACATTTCCGATGCTTCCATTATTACAGGACCTGCGATAAAATCGGATGCGGGGTTCGTTGCTGAAATTATCTCTCAGGAACTTAAAATTATTGTCATCCGGTGAATCGTCAATGATGATCCATTCCCAATCGACCAGAGTCTGTTTCAATAAGCTATTATATACTCGCAATATTTTGTGATATGAATTATACGAAGAAGTGAAAAGAGAAAATGTAGGTCTTACAGTACTTCGCTCTAAAGAGCATAATTCAATATATAATGAATTTATATAATTATTAAAATGATTGATACTATCAAAAATATTGTTTTCAACATCAATATGAGTACGACGAACTAACATATTTTCTGAAATGACAGTAAGAATATTGGATTCTATTTGTCCATAAGTAAGTAATAAATGATAATTGCTATTGTGTAAGTTTTTCACATGTTCAATAGAATCGGCAATAAAAACAGTACAATCAAGATGTTGTGCATTCTGGATAAAAAAATTGTCTGTAGAGCTGAATTTATTATCGCGATAAAAAATGACAAATGGATATTTCATTTTATATGTTATGTGTAAATAATTTTAAGTATATTTTGCGTATAATTTAATATTCTGGAGTATGTTTTTTGAACAAACATCCTTGAGGTATCAAATGTTTAATATCAGAGGTAACTATTTGTGGGTTTTGATGGTCGCAATTGGTTAACCAAATCTTGACAATGCAAAAGTTTTTTTTGGGTGATATAGTAATTCCTGTTACACTATTAACAAATGTACTATTAGTGCTAATAGTATCTCC